AGTCTGGTACAGCCTCAAAATTAGCTGACAATACCGCCCTTACTTCTGATATTGCCGATCTAAACCAGCTAGATGGCATGGCAAAGCAAACTACCATAAGTGATGATGATACAAAATTTCCTACTTCTGGTGCTGTCGTAGATTTTGTAGCTGCACAAATAGCGCCTATTGGTGGATTAGAAGTTATAGCAAATGAAACTGTTTTTCCTGCTACACAACCTTCTTCTGGTGTAGTTATATCTATTGCTGATGCTGGCGGTCTTACTGTTAATGGATCAGGTGTTGCAAGTAACGCAAGAACAAGTGGCAATGGATCTGACAACGTAACTATTACAGGTTTTCCAACTAGCTTACACAGCCAAACATTAGGTGCTGGACTTGGCTTAATGGTGTCATCTACAGGGTCAAGCAACCAATACACTTATCATAAATTACTTGCTAAAGAAGCTGACGTTAAACAACTTAGTGACGATATAAACGATTTTGGACAAAGATACAGAGTAGTAAATACAGTTAGTGACGCAACAGGTAACGAGGAAGGAGATTTAATCTACGCAAAAGATCAAAATAAACTTTTAGTTTACGATACATCTTTATCTCCAGCTGCATTTAAAGAAACTCAATCAGTAGGTAACTTTTTTATAGCTACATTGTCTCCTGCTTTTAACGGAAGTGTTATTGACTTTACTTTAAGCAATGCTCCTACAAATGCACAACAAGTACTACTTAGTATTGGTGGTGTTATACAAAAACCAAACGAAGGTACTGGCAGACCATCTGAAGGTTTTTCTTTAAATGGTGCAACGCTACAGTTACCTACAGGATCTGCTCCTGCAAGTGGTACAGATTATTTTGTTATTGTAATGGGTTCTACTGTGAACCTTAATACTCCAGGTAACAACACAGTAACAAGTGCAATTCTACAAAACCAATCAGTAATAACAGCAAAAATAGCAGATCAGGCAGTTACGTTAGATAAGTTATTACATGGAGATGCAAGTAGTGATGGTAAGTTTTTAAGAGCTAATAATGGCGCAGATCCTACATTTGAAAGTGTAATTACTGACCTGGTAAATGACACTTCGCCACAGCTAGGTGGAGACTTACAAAGTAACGGTAACAATATCACAACAGGAGATAGTAGTGGAGCGTCAGATGACCGCATAACATTAGGAGCGTCAGCTGACTTTATGATGTTTCACGATGGATCGTACAACTGGTTTGATGCTGTTAATAATCACGACACAATTTTAAGGGCTGGTACTGCTGGTTTATATTTACAAGGTGGTGTTGTTTATATTGGAAAAGAAGGTGCTAGTGAATACTCTATAAAGGCTATAAGTGACGGAGCCGTAGAGTTGTATTTTGACTCCGTAAAGAAATTTGCGACATTAGCAGATGGCGCTGTTTTTGATGGCGATGGTGTATCAGAAATAAAAATTGCTGATGATGGCGATGGCTTTTTAAATGCTAGTGGATCAATAATAATAGCTAAAGGTTATTTTGAATACTCTGGTTCTGTTACAGCCTTATATACTAACAATCTTGGTCAAGGAGTTATTGGCACAAAAACAAGTCAAAGTTTACTTTTTCAAATAAATAATGCAGTAAGAATGACTCTTAATCAAAGTGGTCATTTAGTACCTGGAGCAGATAGCCAACAAGATTTAGGTTTAACTGGTACAAGATGGAGAAATGTTTACGCTGACACATTATATGGAGATGGCTCAAACCTTACAGGCATTAGTTCTGTAGGTGGTGCAACAGGTTTTACTTTAAATGACAACGTAAAGGCTAAATTTGGTACAGATCAAGACATGCTCTTGTACCACAATGATACTGACGGACAACTTGCTAATAGCAAAGGTAACTTAATATTAGCTAACAGTACAGACGGTCAAATTTTTATAGATCCGAAAAATAACGAAAGAGGAATAGTCGTAAAACCAGATGCAGAGGTGGAGTTGTACTATAATAATGTAATGCAGTTCGAGACGCGAGACGGTGGAGCGACTGCGCCTGGCTGGCTTGCTGTTGGTATAAATGCGCAATTAAATGGTGCTAAAGGTACTTTTGCTAATGATGGAACACACCTATCATTAAGATCTTTCGCTACAGGTGGTTATGATTCTATTATCTTTAGATCTGCTAATACTACTGTAGGAAAAGTTTTCTTTAATAGTGGTGGAACACAGTACCATACATCTTCTGATTATAGAAGAAAAGAGAATGTAGTTACTTTAACAGGAGCTATTGATAGAGTAAAAACTTTATTACCGAAGAGATTTAATTTTATAACAGAACCAAGTGTAACTAGAGATGGATTCTTAGCTCACGAAGTTACAGCAGTTCCAGAAGCTATCTTGGGAACTAAAGATCAGGTAGCAACCGAAAAAGATGTTGAAGAAGGTAAGGCAGATGCAGTTGGAGATCCAATATATCAAACAATAGATCAATCATCGTTAGTGCCTTTATTGACTGCTGCATTAAAAGAAGCTATTGCTAAGATAGAAACATTAGAAACTAAAGTAACAGCATTGGAGGCAGCGTAATGGGATTAACACAAGTAAGTACTTCTGGTATAAAAGATAATGCTATAACAAAAGCAAAAATTCCTGATGGCGAGATAGATGGTAACGAGTTAAGTGGAAGTGTTATTTCTACGGACAAACTAGCTAATAATGCTGTTACAGGACCAAAAATCGCAGGAGGCACGATTGAAGCAGTTCATCTTAAATCTGACGTAATTACTACAGTTAAAATTGCAGACGCAAACGTAACTTCAGCTAAGTTGGCTGACGAAGCAGTAACGCTGGCTAAATTAGAACACGGCACATCATCTAACGATGGTAAATTTTTAAGAGCAAACAACGGAGCAGATCCTAGCTACGAATCTATCCCTGCTGGAATAACAATAAACGGCCAATCAGATAATAGAGTTCTTACTGCTACTAGCACTACTGATACGCTACAAAGTGAACCAAACTTTTTGCATGATGCTGCAAACTGCGACACCACGATAACAGGCTATGAAGCTCTTAAGGTTATTGATTTAATCGTATCCAATACAAACCCTTTTGGTAACGCTGCTGGTGCAAGAATAACAATAGAGTCTGGTAGTGCAGCAAATACTGGACCACAGTTTCAACTGATTTGTGGATCACATAATTGGTCTATGCAAGTTCCAAAAGCTGCTGGCAATTTAGAGTTTAACAACAATGGAACTCTTGATTTTCTTATGGCTAACGATGGAGATTTTCATATAGTTGATGGAGATTTAATCCTTTCTACTGCTGGTCATGGTATTGATTTTAGTGATACAAGCGATGCTAGTGGTGGCACAAATGAACTATTAGACGATTATGAGGAAGGCCAATGGACGGTAGGAGTAGACACAGGAAGCAATACTAGCTCTCTTGGATACTACGTTAAAATAGGCCGTATGGTACACGTTAGAGGAGAAATAACTTTAGATAATATAACTTCTAGTAATAACGTATCAGTAAATGGATTACCTTATGTGCCTTTAACAAGTAGCCCAGGAGGTGCAACTTTTGAAGGTTCACTTAGAGGTTATGGTGCGCAAAATGTTTCTTCTGGCCGTTTTGCAACTAACTGTACTACTGACTCAGGTAATAGAGTAGGTTTTGGTACTATGTCAGGTCAAGGCCAAGGATGGGAGATGTTAAAGCACAATGATTTTAATAGTACTAACAACGCAATTAGATTTACAGTTACTTATCAAGTAGCATGATAGACCGAAGCTAAGTCTATAAACTAAGCCTAAACCTGTTTTAATCGGAGATTAATCCTAATGGCACTTACAGAACACATTGAATATGACAAAATAGAAGTTATTTCGCAATACAAACACATACAGGTAAGAAAAGCGACAGTTATCAAAAAAGATGGTGTTGAAATACCTGGCGCAAGATCTTTTTATAGGTACACATTAGAGTGCGGAACTCTTGATGAATCTAATAATTTAATCGACAATCCATTAGACAAAGAGCCTGATGGAGTTACATCAATACCAGCAGAAGTGTCAGGAATTTGTAACGCTGTGTGGACTTCTGACGTAAAAGCTGCCTGGAAAGCTAAACTAATAGCAGACAAACCTACCACTTAAGTATTATGTCAAGACCAACAACGCAAGAATTGCTTGCAAGACAAAAAGAAATTGCTGAAAAATTTAATGCTCAACAAATAGAGCAAGATAAATTAAGGCAAGAATTTGAAAAAATTACTGCTGTTATTGCTGACAGACAAGCAGGAGAAGCAGAAATGGCTGCAAACGTAGCTCCAGAAGTTTGCCCTGCACCAGAAGTTACACCAGCTTCTGTAGATCCTGCTCCTGGAGCAGACGCAGTTACTGTAGAAAGAGGTACATAGTTATGCCTCTTAAAGGTAATCAAAGAAAAATAGATGCCAACAAGGATGGTAAAATAACACGCAAAGATTTTAAACTCTTAGCGAAAAAGAAGAAGAAAAAGAAAAAATAGATGGAAATAAATCTGCCTGATTTGCCAGATACAGATTATATTCTCGTTCCACCTAAAACAATTTTCTATCCACCTGTGGCAGAGATTCCTTATCTAGACCCAGTTCTTCTACCTTCTCTGGAACAGGTACAGTCGGGACTTGGGGGAGATCAGGAATCTTCTGCTGAAGAAAAAACATCATCTTCAACGGAGGAAGTAGTACCAGGAGGACAACCGCAAGTACCGAGCAACTTGCTAGAAACCAAAGAAACTTTATCATCTGAAACTGTAGCTACATTTAATATACCTTTTTTTGGCGAGTTTCCCATTCCTGCTCCAGAAGTAATTGCATCGAGCGTAATAGCATCAGGTGTAAGTGCTACGGCTGCCGTTACAGGTTCAATAATTTTACAAAGCGTTGTTAATCAACTGAAAAAAATAATGACAAAAATATTTAAGAAAGTTCTTAAAAAAGAAGTCGCAAATGCCAAAGAAAAGATGGATAATAATAAAGGTAGCTAGAGTTCACATACCTGTATTGGGTAACTTATGTGGTGTCTAAACTA